GGGCGACATCATCGGGCATGACGGCCAGATCGACTTCGAGAAGTTCGAGGGCGAGATCGCCGAGGGCCTGTTAGACGTCATCGAACTCTATGTCAAGCTGATCGTCACCGCCCTCCCAACGCCGCTTTACAGTGTTGGGCTAGAAACTGACATTAACCAATTTGTCACCGCACAACAAGAACCTCGGTACGAAAAACGCGTACATGCCCTGCGCGATACGCTTGCTGGGGCGTTCGAGCCGGCACTTGTCGAAATAGCGGAACAGCAGGGGCTTTCCACAGATGGGTTACGCTTGCGCATAGAGCCGGAAGAGGATGAAAGCCCACTATATAGCCTCGATGACGATGACATGGAACGACTCAATCAGTTCACTACCTCACTCAAGGACGTCTATGGTCCTGGTGGGGCCACGTCGTACCTCGACGAAGACGAACTGGCGCAACTGATCTTACAACTCCCTGAGGACGCGATCGCGAACACCGAAACCGAGGAACTCGGGCCCCTGGATGAAACCGATCCACAGGTTCAAGCACAATTCGGCCAGGGCGAACAGGCCGCGACGGACGGCGGCACTGACGAGGAGTAAAACCGATGGACGGAACGCTTATGCTACGACAAACCGTACGTAAGCGTAACCAAAGCGCGGTACTGCCGTTCGGAAAACGGCCGGATCTAGAGTCCGACCGCGCTGGGTCCAACCAGCATGAGACAATCAACGCTCATCGAGGTTAGCTCTGACGACGCGACCTGTCCGACCTGTGGGAACGAATACAAGAATCAGCACGGGATGCGGATTCACCACGGACAGACTCATGACGAACAGCTCGGCGTCACGACGAAGGTTTGTGAGATCTGTGGCGAGGAGTACGAAACGCTCACCTGCCGAGCAGACGGCTCGAAATACTGTAGCAACGCGTGCAAAGGCGCGGCGAAACGCGTCGAACGGGTTACTCGAACGTGTGGCTACTGCTCCAAACCCTTCGACGTCCGGTCGACCTCGGAGCGAACGTACTGCTGTAATGAGTGTCGATACGCCGCCCACCGCCAGCTATCAGGCGATAAGACCCCCAACTGGAAGGGTGGCAAGATCACGCTCACCTGCGAAGCGTGTGGCGATGCGTACGACGTCGACCCACACCGAACCGACCGGACCCGGGCCTGTTCCGTCGAGTGCAAAGACGAACTCGCTGCACAGGTCCCTGCCGAAGAGCACTGGAACTACCGAGGCGGACGGTCCCGCCGGCTATACGGCGCTGTGGTTCGGTTCTTAGGCGACGAACACTGGCGAAAAACACGCGAACGCATCCGGTCGGACTCCGATTGTGCGCTTTGTGGGATACACATCTCTGACGTCGAGCGCGCTCATCACGCTCATCACATCGTTCCGGTGTATGCCGGTGGCACGAACGCCGACGAGTTGCTCATGCCGCTTTGCGGGGTCTGTCACAACACGGTCGAACGCTACACCCAGCGATTCACCGAAAACCATCTGATCCCCGATGAGCACGACGAGCCGATCGACCGACCCCACGCGCACACAGACCCTTCGCCGTAAATATGCGAGTAGACTGAGAGCGGAGTTCGGCGATATAAACACGCAGATCAGAGCCGGCATCGCCGACCGGGACGTTCTCGGGCTTCGGAACGAAGCACTGGCCGCTCCGCTCCCGAGTCAGTTCCCACGTCGCCAGGATCGCCAGATCGAGACGTTCTCCGCCTGGCTCGATCGCCAACTCGAGCAGGGCCCCCTGGAAACGATCTCCCGCGGCGAGAACACGTACGTCCGCTCGGCGTATTCGCGAGGCTACGAGCAGGCGGCGACCGAACTCCGCAAGCGAGGCGTCGACGTCTCCGAAACGGACCTCGGCGAGACGTTCAACCGGGGCGTCCGTCGTGAGACCCTCCAGACGATCTATACACGGGATTATTCCGACCTCGAAGGCATCACCGCCGAGGTCTCGAAACAGTCGACGCGAGCGCTGACCAACGGCCTCGTCGAAGGACAGAACCCCCGTACGATCGCTCGCTCGATCACCGACCGCGTCGATAAGATCGGCAAGACCCGCGCGACGGCGCTTGCCCGGACGTCCGTGATCGATGCCTACGCCGCCGGCTCTCTCGATCGCTACGAACGACTCGGTGTCTCGGAGGTCACGGGCAACGCCGAGGTCGCGACGTGGCTCACCGCTGGCGACGCTCGGGTCTGTCCGGAGTGTCGCGCCCTCGGCGGGAACACTTACACGCTCGACGAGGCGCGTGGAAAAATCCCTCAGCACGTCCGGTGCCGTTGCACCTGGCTGCCTGTCGTATAGCACGTGATACAGTATACCGGGCTCCCCCGGCTCTCCCGGCTCCGACCCCACCATGGACGATTATCTGCCCAACGAACACGACGAGACGGTTCTGCAAAACCGCCTGCTCAAGGCCCTCGAGGCGGCGACGACGTCGTTCGACACGACGATCGGCGACATCACTCAGAACCGCCTCGACATCCCAGCGACCTATAATGCAAACACCGAACGGCTCCGGCTGTTGGTCAACGGCACCGACGACCGGGAGTTTGGGTCGAGCCAGTTCACCGATCGACCGGGGAAGTACCAGCTCACCGCCGAGCCGGGGGATACGCTCACCTTCGGCGCGCGAGAACCGTCTCGATACGTCCCGAGCTACGAGTTTCTGTGGGGCGCGGCCGCCTGGTACGACAGCGCTCCGACGGAGAACCACCGTCTCGTCGTCGAGTTCGCCGACGACCCGCGCGAAAACGTCTACGGCGTCGAGTTTACCCCCGGATCGACCCGCCTGTTTCAGCGTTCGGGCGGGAGCCTCGTCGACGAGCAACGGAAAAGCGAGTGGGAGATCGACCCGTTCGCGCTCGGCAGCCTCGATCGGACCCAGCCCTGGATCACGAGATGCTTTCTGAACTGGTACGGGGCGGGCAACGCCCGCTACGATCTCTCGCATACCCGCGTGGACGGCACGCAGGTCAACCCCCAGGTCGGCCAGCTCGCGAATCGCGAGGACATCGCCACCGAGGAAGTCAACCTCAGACTCCAAGTCACCGTCGAGCACCTCGGGAACAGTGGCGACGACCCCTTCACGATCAATATCGGGAGCTTCGGGGCGGTCGTTCGGGGCAACGCCACCCAGATCGATCGGGTCAAGACGTTCACCAAGTGGGGGCTGGGCGGGTCGCTCTCCCAGTCCTTCGCCGATAACGACCCGCTGATAGCGCTTCGGGTCGACCCCACGCGGGCGAACGTCGTGACTCAGGTCCTCCCGCCGTCGTACGTTGCGGGAGGGGGTAACGACATCGAGGTCCTCCTCGGCGCGGTCCCGGCGGGTGCGACCGACGCCACCGGCTTTTCGACCCCGCTACAACATCAGCGCGACAACTCCGCGATCGAGGCCACTGAGAACGTCACGACCGTTCCGACCGACGGGGCGGGCGCACCGGACGTCCGGTACCTCACCGGCGGGGTGAGCCTCGGCGGCAGCAGGAACAACCCGGGGTCGGTGAGCGGCGACGTCACGAACGGCGACGTCAAACGGGCCCTCTTTCCCGACGAGGTCGGCCTCGTCCTCGCCCGCACCGATCCGACGTCGATCCAGACCGACGGCTCGATCACCTACATCCGGGTCGGGACCGAGCAGGACTATTAGCCGACGCTCGCCCACCGTTCCGCGTCCATGAACCGCACTATCATGTCGAGACCACAGTCACTGACGAGCCGCTGTATCGCGCTCGAAGACACTCGGAGCCAGTCGAACCAATCGAACCAGTCAAACCCCGCCTTCGAGGACGACAGCGATCCGTTCGTCGTCAACGGCGTCGCCCTCGGCGAGGGAAACGTCACGGTCGGGGCCTCCCAGACGGCGACGTACTGGCCGCCGCCGGTGCTTCGGGAGGCGGCGCCGAAGCTCGAAGGCGCCCCGATCGTCGTGAACAACAGCGCCGACAGCCACGAGCCGGGCTCCCAGCCGCCGGTCTCGGACATCGTCGGGGAAGTCACCGACGCGGCGTACGCCGACGGCGTCGGCATCATCTATCAGGGTGAGGTCGACGACCGGGAGATCGCCCGGAAGATCGATCGCGGTCGGGTCGACGTTTCGCCGGTCATGGCGCGCGAGCTCGGCGACTATAGCGAAACGCACGACGCCCGGGTCGCCGAGTCGATCACCGAGTTCCGAGACTTAGGAATCGTCTTCGAAGGGGCGTCTGCCGACGCCTCGATCGAGACGGGCCCGAACGCATCCGCGGCCGTGTTAGGCGGTCACGCGCTCGCCGGCGAGGCGCTGGCGGCGGCCTTCGGGACGACCGATCCCGCGGCCGTCGCGGAAGCACTCGCTGAGAGCGACGCGCTCGCGTCGATCGGCGACCTTTCCGAGGGCACGATCGTCCGCTGGGAGGCCTCGGGCGGGACGGCGTACGGCCGGGTTCGCCGGACGATCGAAAGCGAGGACGCGAGCTTCGATAGCGAGATCGACGGCGACGTCACGGTCAGCGGCCCGGCGGCGCTTATCACCGTCTACCGACCGGGCGATGACGGCTACGAAGCGACTGACCAGCAGGTCGCCCACAAGCCAGACACCCTGACGGTGATCGACTCGTTCCCGGCGACCGACGCGAACGCGGCGAGCCACGCACAGCGCGGCGACGAGCGGGCGGAACCGGACGACGAGCGTTCGGACACCCGTGCGGGCGGTAGCGATAGCGACACGACCCCTGAATCCGACATGACACTAGACCTGACTGACGACGAAGAGGCCCTCATCCACGCGGCACGATCGACGGAGACCCCGACGGTCGTCGATGCCGAGGACGAGGCCCTCGCACAGCAAGCGACCGATCTCCGAATCGACCAGTTCGACGACCCGACGGTCGTCGAGACAGCGACCTACGACGCGCTCGAAGATCGCGTCGAATCGGTGGAGGACGCCCTCGCGGACGCACTGGCCGACCAGACCGGCATCTCCGAGTCGGCGGCCCATAGCCTCGACCTCGACGCCCTCGTGGCCGAGTTCGAGGACGACGAGGGGAACTTGGACGCCGAGGCACTCGTCCAGTCGCCCGAGACGGGCGGTGCCGGCGACGCCGACGACCCGAGGGACGACCCTGGCGGCTCGCCGGGCGACCTCGAGGCCGAGGACCGCGAGACGGTTCGCGACAACCTCCGGCGGGCGGACCTTCTCGAAGACCGGACGCCCGACCATGCCGACGCCCTTCGTTCGGAGGCCGCGGCACTGGTTGGCGTTGAGGAGTACGACGACATCGACATCGACCAGGAGGCGCTATAATGCCACACGAACTCGGCGACCAGACCGGCCCCGGCGACCACACCCTCACCTACGAGGGCGACGGCTCGGCGGCCGCGGGCGATTCGGTCGCGATCGATCAGACGAGCGGACAAGCATCGCAAACGAACAGCGGCGATACGGACGGCTCGGAGGAGTTCGCCGGCGTCGCCCATTTCGACTTCGGATCGGCAGGCGACAACGAGAACGTCCTCGTCCGCGCCCCGACTGGCGTGATCGCAAACGTCGCCAGCGGCGTGTCGGCGGGCGAGCGACTCGCCCCCTCGACGACGGCGGGCCAACTCGACTCGTCGGTGGGCGGTCCGGTGCTGGCGGTTTCGGACGAGGGCGGGACGAGTAGCACCGGCGACTCGCTTGCCGCCGGCACTGCGGAGGTGACCTTCTAATGACGACCACAGCGACGGACGTCATCAAAAACGACGACGTAGAGGCGATTATCGAAGAGCGAACCCAGGCGATGTATCAGTTCCGTCGCGCCTACCGGGACCACGACGCCACGGGGCTCAACTCGGGGAAATTTACGTTCCCTGAGGCGACCGACGACGTCCGCGACGAGATGGAGGAAGTCGTCGAGGACGCCGACTACCCCCGAACCAGTCTCGACTACGACGGCATCACCGCCAACTACACGAAAGACGGCCTCGAAATCGCCGTCAGCGACGAGGCAGTCTCCGACTCCGCCATCGACATCATTGCCGACGCGATCGGCGAAATGGGGGTCGCCGCCGAGAAAAAGAACGACAGCGAAGCATTCAGCGGGCTGTCGTCCAACCAGAACAGCACCGTCGTCGGCACTGACGGCTCGGACATGAACTTCGGCGCGGTCGTCGAGGCCTACACGACGCTCGTCGACGACGAGTATCAGCCCTCCCAGTTCGAACTGTACCTCTCGCCCGATGCCTGGGGCGATCTCGCAACGGACACGAACTTCAACCGGGCCACCGATCAGGGCGACGCGCTCGCCCGCGAAGG